ATTTTTGTTTGTGGTAATACTATTTATACAAGAAAAGGAGCATTTCTGCTCCCACTCTTTGCTTTTGAATAACCACAAACAAAAGCACTACTATTTATTACAATTATAGAGGCAAACGAGCACGGGAGGTTTTCTTCATAAAGTTAAGACGAGTTGCGTCCCACTTTAGTTTCTCTTTCAAAGGTTTTGAAATGAGTTTCACCACCGATTCTACCTCAAGACTATTGGATTCGCAATAGTGGACGATTGCATCAATATAGTTGAAGTTTTCTTCAGCTACAATTTTTTCAATCTCAAGGGCAAATTTTGAAGGAGTTAAAAACTTACTTTCTATTGCTTGTTCTAATTCTTTATTTGGTTCCATAGAGTTCCAGTTTATCTCTAACAAACTTTCTAATGTATTCTGTGAGAAGTTTGATGTATTTTGTTTTGTCTCTTTCTTCATAAACGACGCATTCTCCATTTTCACAAGCCATGATGATTACAAGTTTTTTGACTGAAATACCAGTCAGTTCGTAAAGCATACAACCATATGCCATACACTGAACAAAATAATGTTCGATCCACTCGCGTGGTTTTGGTTTTTTAGAAGTCTTAAAGTCGATTATCGCTAACTCGCCGTCATATTCGGCAATACAATCAACTGTCCCAGCAATACCTAGTTGCTTACTATATAGGGACCCTTCAAGGGCGTAAATATTATTTATGCGATTTATCTCCGTTTTCGCAATCTTAAAAAGAAAATCCGCAATCGGCGCAACAGACGGCAAATCTTGATTCTTAAGGTAGTGCTCCGTAAGAGAATGCATATCCGTGCCGCGAGAAGTCGCCGCCTTAGTAACCTTATCAGCTTCCTCCTCACCGACCTTTTTACGCCAATTGACAAAGATTTCACGATTAAAATGACTCGTAATGGAAGTAATAGAAACTAGTTTAAGTAGTTCTTCTTCATCAGGCACAGAATAATATCTTACATCATCAATTGTTTCACGCTCCAACTGGGGGAGTTCAATATCAATATGATTAAACATCAAAAACCAGCATCCATTTTCGCAATAATGTATTCTTTAACAAGTCCAGAACGAACAATATCGTCTACACCAAATTCAATTATATCAAATGATGGCATTTTACGCAATACTGACATAAAATCTACAATACCATTACGCTCATTTGTTTTCTGTAAGTCTGATTGAGAAGCATCACCACAGAAACAAATCTTGGTATTCTCACCAACACGAGTAATAATAGAATCTAGTTCGTGGAAGTTTAGATTCTGAAACTCATCAACAATAATAATAGCATTATCAAGCGTGGTTCCACGAAGAAAAGAAGTGGACCAGAACTTAATAGTTTCCTGTGACTTTAGATTTCCATAAAGCATTTCAAAGTCAGCATCAGAAGGCATCTGGAACATATACTTCACCATATTCTTATAAGGAATCTGGTAAATGTCTGCCTTATCTTCATGAGATCCAGGTAGAAATCCAATCTCACGAGTTGCCACAAGTGAACGAACAAGATAAATTCTCTCATAAGGAGTTCTTTCATCTAAAACATCACAGAGAGCGTTATATAGAGTGATGAATGTTTTACCTGTTCCAGCACACCCATAAGCAATTAGATGTTTTCCTGCTGCATAAGATTCAAATAATCTTTTTTGATTATCGGTAAGAGGATCAATATCTACCAAATATTCAGAACTCAGAGGTTTTCTCCTCTTCATTTGCTTCGCAGTTAAACCAACTCCGATAGGTTGATCATTCGTTCTTTTTCTTCTTGCCATTAGAGTTTCTTTACAGTTGAACCAGGTGCCTTGCTGGCTTTTTCTAATACATCATTCCATCCAGGATTGCGATTGATGAGTTTATTTCTCCACTCACCAACTTCTCCAGGAGAAGGGCAAGTAGAAGGATCAGACCAATCACGAGTCCAATCTGGGTTATCTTTTTTCCACTGGTCCCAGTCGTGGATACTCATTTCCACTTCTTTCTGTTCACCAGTTTTTGTATTCACTACGGGGTACGTTGGCATTGTTATAAAATCAAGATAATTTATTTAGACCCATTCAAGAGCTTCTGCAACTGTTGGGAATTGTTCGGAAAACACCTTCTTACATTCCAAGGCAATATCCATATGCTCTTTTTGAGTTCCGTGAGCAGAACGAAGATTGATGTAGTGAATCCAACTACGACAAGAACCCGTCATGTAAATGCGCGTAGGAGTCGCCAGAGGCAGGACAAACCTTGCACACTCCTTGGCAACACCATGATCAAGAAGTTCCTTGTAGAGGCGCATAGAGTGTGCAAAATGGTCTTGAATCTTGCTCTGAAGAGTCAGTTTTTCATATTCTGGAATATCATCAATCGAGTTCTGACGATTCTTGGTGTCCTGACGGCGAAGGTCAGGAACAGGAATATAATCACTCAACAAAGAACTATCTGCGTAACGCTGCGAAAACTCTTGAAACGTGAAACTACGGTGACGCAAAATTTGTGCTGCAATTCCACGAGTTGTTTCAATCTCAAGACTCATAGTGCTCTGCTCAAAAACAGACCAATGATTGTGCTTAATACAATAACGTAGCAAACCCGCATAGTTTTCAGAATCTTGATTCGCTGGATTAGAAACTCTAGCAATATATGCCATTGTTTGTTCTGCATCGGGAGTCACGCTGATAAGTTTTACAGTCATTTACCAAATCCTTTTGATGTTTTCTTTTCTAGTTCTGCAAGTTCCTGTTTCAGTACTCGCAATTGTTTTTTCATTTCAATTAATTTTTCAGGAGAATATAAGTGCTCCTGTTTTGCCATTCTTTCAAGCAACTTTACCAATTCTCTTGCTCTACTAGTCATCTAAATCAGAATCCTCAAAAATTTCGTCGTAATCTAAAATTGGTCTTTTTCTTACCTCTGGATTTGTATAAGAATATGCAGATACATCAGAATAAACTTCTGCTTTCAAAGAATCAACCAAGAGTTCTAGATTACGAACAATGAGTTTTAGTTTGTCTCTGTCCATAAAGTGCTATTCTCTGTGGGTATTTTAGCATAAAAAAAGGAGGGGATCAACCCTCCTTTATATCAAGCAACTTGCGGTTGCTTCGCCATATTCAGTTGTGCGTTATGAAGGAGTTTCTCCTTTTTTGCTTTGAGTTTGAGATAGCGAACGAAGTAAGTATTCATTGTGATACCTCCTTGTTGTTATTGCAAGGACGATATGCTACTCCACGATATGTATTTTGTGGATGTGCAGGAGCATGAGTTTGGTTATACCAAGAGACATACTCTTTTTTTGCATCTTCGGTGTTATACTTACACCCTCTATAAGTGACTTGTGACATTAGGTTTTCTCCTTAATTTTGAGGCTAAAGAGCGTTCCTTCAGTCGGCTTTTGCGTCTATTTTGCACTCTTTTGGAGTAATCTGTTTGATTTCCCAAACCAAGTCATTTTTTGCTTGTTTTGGAATATCAACCTTATAGATTCTCCCAACCATTAACTGTGCTTGTAGGCAAGTTAAAATGAGCGTTTCCATAGATGAACGATCCGTTCCGAGTCGGCTTACTTCCGTCCTATTCAGTTTAGCACTTAAGTTTCACAACATCCTTTCGGAGTTCTGATAGCAATCGGTCTTCTTTTCTTTGGTCTACTACATCGTCGTTTTTAACGATGTCCATTAGTTCCCACGCTGCGTCACAACTTATGGTCACTTGATTGGATTTGGCAAGTTGAGGTGTAGAGATAGAAAGAAGTGGAACCCATGCTAAAAGCAAAAGTGCTTTAGTCATAGGATGAACGTTAGGGGAATATTATACCCCTATCCATCCTATATATGCAAGTTTTGTGTGGAAACGGTAATAATAGATACAAAATAGTATCGATATTATACTAAAAAACGTGAAGATTTATAAAAACCTTCACGCGGGAAAATTTTGCCGGAGAAATTTTGCCCCATCTGGGAAATCACTTTCGCTTTTTGGTTTTGGGTGCTTGATAACCCCATGTCTTTGGATTGTATCTGCCATATCCAAAACTAATGCTTTTTAGATTCTCACGAAACTTATCCCAATACATATCAAACAAACGAGTTCTCGTACCTCGTGTAAGATCATAGCAAAGGTTATCATCTACCACGTACTTAACAATATAAGCATCATTAGGTGCTTCTTTAGTGCGAACATCATCATATGAACCATTTTCTAGAATAATCTCACAACCGTAGCGCGATTTGCAGGTTTCTTTTTCTGCTGTTGTCCAATGGTCCATATGCTTTTCCTGTGTCTTTTCAACAACTTGACTCACGAACGACCTCCCCAATGAATATCGGGATATGCTTCAGAAACAATTTCTTTTGTAATCTTATACTTATCCACAAGTTTTTTATCTTTTACAAGGCAAATAATTTCTGCTTCTAATGGATGAAGTCCTTGAAGAAGATTAATGAACATTGACTCCCTACGAATATTGTTGAGACCATCATTACCACCTTTAATAAAGTGATAGAAGTTCTTATATTCTTTGCGAATTGTCGTATGACCTTGCTTATCGCTAGAACCTAGTGAGAAGGATCCAGTTTCATGCATTCTACGAACTTCTTCTGTAATTTTTGTAGAGAGATTACCAGAATGAATGGTTTGATCTTCAAATGCAGAGTATGGAACTGGTCCTTCGGGAAGCATTGAAACTATACTCTCGTCAAAGTTCCAAATTAAAATCGCTTTTAAGCAAGGTTCTGCATATTTAACTAGAACTTCTACTTTTTTAGCATTACTTTTTTGTTTCGATACTAAATCAAGAACTTCAAAAAGGAATGGGTTTCTAGGTAAATTAGGAATTACCGCAGGAGCAACAGGTTTCTTAGCTGTTACTACTTGAGATTTAGTTGTCGTCTTCTGTGTTGTCTTCTTCGTCGTAGTCATGATAGTTTTCAAAGTTAAATGCGATCACCTCATCTGGAATCAAGTTTCCCTGATTATCAAACATTTCGGGGTGAGGTCTTGGAATTTCCCGATAGTTCATCATATATTCTCGTGCTACCCAACCTACCATTACCCCCACTATAAGAAACAAAACGGTTAGAAAGGAACCGAATACTAAACTAACTGCTAACATTTCTTTTTCTCCGGGAAACTACTTTTCTTTTCCTTGACTTTAAGGAAAACTCAAAATAGACAGTTACTTCCCGATTTAGAAAGCAAACTATCTTCTCAAAAATGATGTGAAATGGTTGAGTTTGCTTTCTTTTACCTCCATTAAGAATAAGTTCAACACCACGATTTTTGTGGTTAGAATTATTTATGTTAGGATTATACAATTTGGTTTTCTTTTAGGAATTTTACAGTATCTGTACACCCACCAAGTTTTTTATCATTACAAACAACTTGAGGAAATGTAGATCCTTTACCAAATTCAGAATAAAATTCTTCTCTGGTAAAATGCTCCCCCAAATTATAAACCACAAAGCTGCTTCCTGTCAACTCTAATACTTTTTTTACCCGATAGCAATGTGGGCAACCCTCTTTTGAATAGACTACAAAATTCATAGTTATTAGATAGATTATTACTAATTTATAATAGAAAAAAGGAGGGTATAAAACCCTCCTTATTATACCACCAACTCACCTCTCCCACCACAGAGAAGTGGTCTTCATTCCCAATGATACAAGGATGTTGAAGACTTGATTATTATATAGGATTTTTTGAAAATTGTCAATTATGCTTGTGCTTCTGTCCAAGAAAGACGCCCAAATACGTTAGCAGTTTGTCCAATTCCAGTATTCAGGTTTGTAACTACAATCGTAAGTGTATCAGGTCCGTCTGGATAAATTCCACTATTGGATGAAGTGCTGCCACCACCAAGGACAGAATTACCAAGATCACGAACCCGAGAAAGATCAATTGAATTTGCTCCAGTTCCAACAAAGAATCCTGCAGCGACTTCACCCCCAAAAACTGTTGTAGATGTAACACCAACATAATCAGCAATTTGTGCAAGTGAAGAATTAACTTGTCCGGTAGCATTACCAACAGCATTTGTCCATGAGGTTGTTGATGATGGAACTGCATTTAGGAATGCACGAACAAGTAGGTTTGCATTCTGGGTTGTTGTAGTAAGATCCAGTGCATTCAATGTAAGCTGCATTCTATTAATCAATTCTCTTTGACCAAATGCTGCAGCAATTCCATTGTCAACTGAAGGTGCAACACGAATTGAGAACAACGCTCTACTGACGCCTGGACCAACTGCTTGAGGAGTTTGTTGTCCATAAGTGAAAACAAGAGATTTATCATCATCAAATCTTCCATCCATAATTACACTTGTACCCCAGTGTGAAATAGTTGGACCAAAGCTTGGGAATGCAAGTTCAACACCTGCGGGATTAGTTCCAGCGTATGAAAATGTAACTCCAGTTGCTCCCATACCAACAAATGTTACAGAAGATCCAACAAATCCAGTCGAAGCATTAACCAAAGTGATAGTACCAGAGTTGGCAGATGATAATGCAGAAATCCAAGTTCCTTCAGGTAAGTTTGGATGCAACGCTCGCATACCAATTTGAAGATTCGTAGTTGTTACTCCACTCACTTGATTTCGACCCGTTCCCATGCCACCACCAGTTGCACTAGAAAAATCTAATACAACTGTGTTTCTTCCTCTTACAATTCCAGTAAATGCTGTGGTTCCAATTCCAGCATAAGACATATATTCATTAGTAGTACCATTACGAATTAAAATTACTCCGCCAGTTGGGGGGAATCCAGCCGTAGATGCAATACCAACATAAGTATCAGTTGCCGAAACTGTACCTGTAATTTGTGTTTTTGGTGGATTTGCATCAGTTTCATAACGAGCTGGTAAGTTACCAGATCTCATATAAGCTTCCGTATTTTGATTATTATTAATTAACTTATGGCAGTAAGTTACATTACCGTCTTGCCCCCTAAATCCCCAACGAACAAATCCAGCACCATACCAAGAATAATCCATGTAGAACATTTGCATCTTGGTTAGGTCTAGGTTGTAACCATATGGTCCAGTGCCATCCATTTTATCAAGATTCCAAGCAGCTTGTTCTACTTTTAAGTCTTCTGTTCTTGAAACAACAGCATAATCTGCATCAGCACCTCTATAAGATGGATTGATAATTAAATTTTGATCGCTCTCAATATCAAATACCCTGTAAGATTGACCACGAATTACAATTGAATCTCCAATTGTCAATTGTTTAGAAAAATATGTTGGGAACGATGCATTTGTTTGCGTTATCGTATTAATACCAGATCTAATACTAACTCTTCCTGCAACTTGGAATGTCGATTGTCTTCGGCAAGCATATATTTTTTGCCCATCATACTCAAAATATATACCATTTTGATCATCAAATATTCCCATTCTGTTTACTGCTCCATACCAATTTGTTACACTTACAATAGGTTTTCCAGATGCAACTGTTTGTGATGGAGTTGATAGTGCAGTATATTCAAATGTGTTGACACCTTTAATAATATTAATTGTGAA